GCTGTCAGCGCCAGTGTGCCGTTCGCAGCCAACGACAGCGTGTTGGGGGCTGACTGGTATATACCGGTGTTTGGATTACTGGCGAACGAATACGACGGAGCCGTAACGGTTCCGTTAGCCGCCTTAAACGTGGCTCCTTGAAAATTTCCAGCTTTCATACAATGATTTATCCAATCACAAAGTGAAAATACCTACGTTATTTAGACTCTACGGAACCACACGAACGGCGGGTAATCACTCATCGACGATGCCGCTGAAAAGCCACCGGGGTCTTCTTTAGTTGAAAAGCCGCCGGGGAGGGGGTCTTCCTCTGTGAATGCAAGCGGTATGCTGTAATAGCGCGTGAAATTGACCAGATCGTCGCCCACGATCCCAAACGGGCTGCTTTGCGACGTCACCGACATAAATTCGATGTCGGCGCTGCACCAGACTGCCAAGAAAATCCAGTCATTGGGGGTACGGAGATTGATGGGGAGTTCCTTGTTCCCTGCTGTGTCACCGGAGATCATTCCGGCATCCAGCAACAAGTCTCCCGGTAGACCATTATCGTTCGAATAGACCCCAAGACGAACAACGGAGTTCGCGGTCGGGTTCGTAACGCAGACGCCAATGCGGTTGAAAAACCGGTCCATGAACACGACCGGGATGCACATAATGAAATTGCCCGGCTTCACCGATGGGGCCAAGGGATCATCAGTGGGAATTCCGTAATAGCTGCCCTGAACGATACCGGGGCGTGTGGGCTTGTTTGTTCCGAGTTGGGTGCTGGTGACGCCGAGTTCAATATACTCCAAACCTTCGGAGACTGACATCAAGACGACGTCACCGACTTGGGTGATTTCTTTGACATAGGAGATCGTTGCGTTGCTGATCAAGTCGTGTAGATCGATGGATTCCAGAATATTCTTTTGAGAAATATACGTGACATCCAAAAGGTGCGGCCATGGTGGCACTTCTACACCAAGATCAGGAATGGCAACAGCATTGGCAGAAGGATTATACAGTTTCGACATATCACTTCCTCATGTAGTTGGCTTTCTCATCATGTAATAGAGGTTACACACAATCGGACCTTTGTCTTTGAGTGGCGATTTCACCTGAAGACGGATTTTTGCATTTTTGTCCACGTCGATATTGATCGGCAAAGACAGAGCTTGCTCGCTCACGCCTGCTGGAAAAACCATGACTTCTGGATATTCGGTGTCGTCGATATACAGTGAGATCGTTTTGTCCACGTTAGCATCGGTGAAACCACTCAAGAACATCAGGGTAATCGGTGTGGGCGTGATATACCCAATGCTGCTGCCAGTAATCAAAGGATCAACTTGCAGCCAAGCATTGTCACTGGCGTCGCCCACGGAGAAACGATAGGACAGCATCATGACCGAAAGGGTCTTGTTGAAGGTGTGTGGGTCTCTCCAATAGAGCATATCACCGGAGGACACCCCGGTGATAACCTCCAAGCTCTGGGCCGTGACAAACGTGTCCCCCAAAATAGGCATGTTGTTCCATGCCGAATTGGAGAAATGCTCTACGCACTCGGTGGTGTCGTTATACCGATACATCCCGTTGGTCGGGTCCTGTGGGCGCTGCTCTGTACTGCCCGACGCAACGGTCAATGCACCCGTAGAATCTACCTTGAGGTCTCCCGCTGTGATCAAGCCGTGCTTCATGGCGCGTTATCCGATCACAACGACATTCCACGTTCCTGTGAGTGTTCCGTAGGACGTGAAATCAAGAGTGGATACCGTCGTGCTCGTCATGGTGACTTCGTCAGGTAGGACTTTCTTGTCCGTGTTGTCGTAAATCTCGACTTGCACGTATTTCTGACCAAGGTTGTGGGTGACGGTGAGAAGACCAGCGGAGAGGTTGGCGTTCGTGAACGTCGTGCGGAAGAAACTCGGAACACCGAGGGCCGTTCGAGCGGCGGCGGCGCTGTTGGCGCCCGTGCCTCCGTTGGCCACACCCAGCGCGCCGGTGACCGCGTTAGTGTTCGTCAGGTCCAGTGCGCCCCATGCGGCTTCCGCACCGGCCGTGCCGGTCGAGCGCAGAACTTGCCCGGAAGTGGCGGTCGAACGAACGATCACGTTGTTGGCGGCGAGGCCCGTGGAGGCGCCGGTGGTGTTCACGCTGAACGAGCGTCCCGTCAGGGTGAGACCGGAGCCAGCGCCGTAGGCCAGAGCCGTGTCCAAATAGCTGGCGACTTGTCCGAACGTGGCCTTGACGTTGTTGGTGCCGTCGTAGATGGCCGTGGTATGCGTTCCCAAGATGCTGGAGGCGGCGCTGAGGCCGTTGATCGTCACACCGATGGTCGGGTTAGCCGAAACGCCGTCTCCATTGCTCACGGTGATCCCCTGAGCCGCAGCGTTGGCCGAGGCGGTGATCGTTCGCGGTGAGTAGGTTGCGGTGCCTGTGCGGGCGACAAGGCCATTGGTGGCCAGAGCATGCAGCCCGGCGATTTCGCCTGCCAGCGTTATCGTGAACGCGCCGCTGGTAGTGATGGTGTTGCCGACGACGGTCAGGCCGGTCGAAAGGCTGGAGAAATCAACGCTGGTGACCGTTCCGCCGGTAGCACCACCGACATTTGCCCATGCGGTCCCGAAGCCTTCGAAGTTGCCCGTGTCGCTATTGTAGCGCAGCATGCCGGGGGCACCAGTTCCCCGATCAGCAGTTCCACCAACCGCGATTTGAATTGCGGAGTTGGCAGTTTGAGTAAGCGCGCCGTGAACTATAAGTTTACCGGTTTCCATGGGAAGCCCTCGGGATGGGATTTCCGGTATTTAGTCCATATATCACTGGGTTATAGGCTAACTCTGACCCGCCAAGTGTTAGCAACCGTTAGGGATGATAGATCGACCACAACGGTGGTTGTTGATGGGCTGGTGATGCTATCGGGGATGATCATTCGATTGGAATCATCCCAGACTTGCACGATAGGCCATTGGGTTCCCAGCGCATGGGTAACCGTCAGAATGCCGCCCGTGAGATCGGAGGCGACAAACTGGCGCATGTAAGTGACCCGGTCGATGTCCAGCATCCTGACCCAGTCGGTGGCGCCCATACGAAAGAGATCACCGTTGCCGTCTTTCTGGAGAAAGATGCTCCCAGCAGGAGCATCTATCCCAGTCGGACTACCGGTGCCCTGAAGGACGATAATGCCGTTCTTACCAATAGAGAACGAGTCTGACATCGTTCCCGCATGGTTCACGTAAACTGACGGTGAAGCCATTAGTTCTCGCTCCGATTAGAGTTCGAGTATTTATCAAGTAAAACCACGTTCATCAGAACGTGGCGTCCTCGACCCCAGCAGCTTTCAGTTTGTTCAAATGCCCCGCATTAAAGTGGAGCGATTCGATACCCTTGGTCAGACCCAAGAAATGGTTTCTGACGAGGGAGACTTGCTGAACGAACTCTCGAATGACCAGAACCTCTGGTTCAATGTCGGCGTATTGGTCGGCCATGCGCTCGGAGAGTTGGCGGTTGTAATGTTCAAAGTACATCCGCTTCTTCTCGCCCTTGGCCTTGTCATACTGGATTTCAAGGTAATTCATGATGGCTTCGATCTCTTGAAGCTGGCCGTAGCGATGCTCCATCATGCCCGGAATTTTCATGTGCAAATCCCACAGACGGGAACCACGTTGAGGCGTAAGTTCGGCCTTTCCCGTTTCATATTCCGACATGAAATACTCCACTGCGTCGCCGATAGCGGAGAACATGTCGTTTGAATTGACTACCTTAAAATACCAGCGGGACATTCTTCCTATTCCTCGTATCCGTCGTAGTGATCGCCGGATTCGCCGTCGTGGTCTTCCCCATACAAATCATCGTAGGCTCGGCCGAGGTATCGATCATGATCCACAATGTCTTGAAGATCACGTTCGTCAAAACCAAATTCCTCGAAAACCCTGATGAACGAAATTGCGATATCAAGGCGTCTTCCGGTTGGGACATGGTCACGAACCAAGTCCCAAAGCTCTACAAGTACTTTACTCTCACTATTCATTTTGTAACAATCACTCCGTGTTTCTAAAAAGGGGAGACTTTACAGCCTCCCCGAGTTTAGAAACTACTTATCCTAGATGCAATTTATTAGTCTTCATCCGGATCGTAATCGTCGGCTGCTGTGGCCCCGGTGTCATCAACTCCCTGCACAGGAGTCACATCCCAGAACTCACGTTCGGCCATAATCTGGTCGAGCCAGCCGTTTGCCTTGTACTTCTTGCGGAAGTCCTTCAGCACTTCGCCGGTCACCGGCGAGGTGTAGATGTAGCGCGTGCCTTCCCGAACCAGCAGACCCTTCTTCTCGAAGAGATCGAACAGACCCGAGTAGGGGTCCATGCCCTGATCGTAGGGGATGTTCAGGTAGACCTTCTCGAACGGCTTGGCGTAGCGCGACTTGCGAACCACCGAGGTGGACCGGATACCGGCGACTTCACCACCCGTCAGCTTGTTCCCGTCCGAGTCTTCCTTCAGAAGATACTTGTTCATCTGAACGATGACCGACGACGAGAACTCAAGCGCCTTACCGCCGGGGATGACGTCGGGCTTGTATTGGTCTTGGCTGTCGTAGACGTGGTTCGTGACGACCAGACCCATCGGTTGCGAGTTGAGCTTGGCCATCAGCACCTTGATCAGGTTGGTGATCTGCTTGGCCTTGATGCCCATGTCGCCCTTTTGGTCGCCTTCCATGAACTGCTTTTCGTTGTTCTGGGTGACCAATTGGCCAACCGAGTCAACGATGAACAGAACCTTGGGGCGCTGGTCATACGGCGTGGTCTGGTGAGCGTCGCGGTATGTTTCGATGAAGTCCCCGAGCATTTGGGCCAAGTTGTCGATGGTCGCCACCGAGAACTTTTCCATCTTGTCCAGACCCGTATCGACGCCGAGGGCCTTGAGCCACGATTCGTCCAGAGCATTTTCGGTGTCGATCAGAACGACGTAGACGCCCTTCTGCTGACAATCCTTGATGATGTTGGCCGAAGCGATGTACGACTTGCCGGAACCGGAGTCCCCGGCGAACATCGTGAACTTGCCTTCGAGCGGAATGCCGC